CGCACCGCGAACGCCGAAGCCATAGAAGCCCTCGCCCTGCTTACGGACAACCCTGTCTTCCACCACTTCAACGAAATTCGTACCCTTCGGAAGTGGGCCTCCACCTACTGCGACGTGGAAACTGACGAAGCAAGCTTCGTCCACCCCGAGTTCGGCTCCGCTAAAGCGGCGAACGGCCGCCTCAACAGCTGGAACCCTAATGGGCAGAACATCCCCGTAGAACTGCGGGAGATGTTCATCGCCGATTCGCCGGACCACGTGATCGTCTCAGCGGACTACTCGCAGGTCGAATGGCGGTGTGAGATGGCCCTCGCCGGCGATCAGTTGGGCCTAGAGCTGTTCGCCTCAGGGAAGGACATCCACCGGATGGCAGCAACAGGGTTCACCGGCGTGCCATACCACGAGGTTACGCAAGACCAACGACACGCTGCAAAGTTCATCGTGTACGGCCTACTGTACGGCCGCTCCGCAGCTAGCATCGCCAAACAAACGGGCTCCAGCAAGGAAGCTGTGGAGGCGCAGATTAAGGGGTTCTTCAAGGTCTTCACCGGCGTAGACCGGCATACCGAACTGATCCAACGCCTCGTGGCGAAGCAACAGTACCTTCGCAACCCCTTCGCCCGTCGCCGGTGGTGGTACACCCGACAGATGACGGAGGTGCTCAACTTCCTTCCATCCAGCACCGCCGCCGACATGATGTACCTAGTGCTGCCCAAGCTAGAAGCCCAGCTCCCTCCTGGCGCTACACTGCGGCTCACGGTGCACGATGAGATCGACGTAGTCAGTCCCCGCGACACCAAAACGCTGCTACAGGTCCGCGACTGCATTAAGGACATCATGGAGGCGCCGTGGCCGCAAGTCCGCGCCGCAAGCTTGCATCCTGAACGGATTGACCACTTCTTCCCCCGCGGCTGGTACGTCCCCGTGGATATCACTTATGGGGATAACTGGAAGCAATGCAAACCCAAAAGCAAGGCTGAAGAAGCCGAACAACTCGCCTTCCAACAAAAGTTAGGAGTACTCCTGTGAAGCTATCCTTGGAGATCCCGAAAGCTCACCTAGAAGAACTCTCCCCGCTCTGCGACTTGGACTTCGCCCTCGCACACCTCGTTCTCAACGACAAGGAGTACGCCCAGTTCTACGCTGACCAGCGGAAAGCTGGCCGCCGCGTCGTACTGGACAACGGGATGCACGAGATGGGTAAACCCCTCAGCGTGGGCGAGCTCATCGAGGCGGCGAAGCGGATCAACCCCTCGGTGGTCTGCCCACCTGACAAGTTGAACGATGGGCCCTTCACTTACGAATCCTTCCACGCCATGCGCAAGCATCCGGGCTACGGGCACTGGGACCTAGGAATGATTCTGCAAGGGGACATTCGACAGGACCGGATCGCCTTCTTCACGGACGCCTGCAAATACTCCTTCACCCTCTTCCTTCCCTTCCGCAAGCCGAGGATGGAATGGGTGCTCGAGCTTGTTCAGGCCCTCCCAGCCCACTTCAACTGGCCTCCGTTCATGCATCTCTTCGGGATGTCCACCTTCGAGGAGTTAGAATGGTTCTCCGGTTTCGGTAGGCGGCACAACTGGCCCTCCTCCCGTATTCACATGGACACCGGAAAGCCCATTAAGTGGGCCATCGCCGGCAAGAAGATGTCCGACCTCGAAGTGTTGCGGGGAGGAGGACAGTTGGACCACTCGGCGAAGCTGGACGTCGCACAGATGAACCGAGCCCTGTACAACATTGCCCTCCTGAGGAGTCATATGGCATGACCGACGCCAAAAAACCAGCAGTCAGCCTATCCAAGCAAATCAACGCCCTTATGGAGGGGCTAGCGAGGGTCCGCAGCAATCGTACGGACCCTCGCTACGCAGAGGTGGTACGGTGGGTACAGGACTTCCCGGAACACGCCCGGCCGGACGGAGTCTTCGAAACCATCGCCCGGGCTTTCTCGGTCACCATCGAGGAGGCTAAAAAGTCCGTCTCCCCGTCCAAGCAGCAGAATAGGCCGTCCTTCGAAAACCTAATCCCACACGCCGGTTGGTTAGCCGATTATGTTCACTACACGCGTACCACAGAGCCTCCGTCGGTGTTTCACTTCTTTGTGGGCGCTGTTACCCTTGGAGCCGTGCTTCGTCGGAATATACACTTCGCGAAGGGGTACGCGAATCTCTATCCGAATCTATGCGTGGTCTTGGTCGCACCGTCTGGCAAGTGTCGCAAAACGACTGCCTGTGAGCTCGGGATCAAACTATACCGAGATATGGGTGGGACTGTCCTGGCGGACAAGATCACGCCGGAGGCGTTGGTCGATGCGTTTGGCGACAAAGAAGAAGCCACCGGTCTGATCTTCGCAGGAGAGCTCAAACAGTTCCTCGGCTCGCAGAAGTACATGGAAGGAATGATCCCCCTCCTCACCCGCTTGTTCGACTGCCCGGACCTCTGGAGCTCCCGCACTATCGCCCGGGACGAAATCATCCTCCGTAACGTCGGCATCAGCATGCTCGGCGCGAGCACGATGGACTGGCTGCGGATGCTCCCCGGAGACACCTTCGGTGGAGGCTTTATGTCCCGCCTGCTGCTCGTGGTGCAGGAGGACACTCCCCGCAGCTTCCCCATTCCTCCTCCAATGGACGAACGCTTGCGGACCAGACTGATGACCAGGCTGATGGAGCTTCAGGGGGTGCACGCTAAGATGCACATGACTCCCAACGCAGAGGAGTGGTATCGGGAGTGGTACAACAAACGGGACGACCGTGGCACCGACGAGAAGCTCTTCGCAGGATACTACGAGAGGAAGCCGGACCACCTCCTCCGCCTCAGCATGATCCTCTCCGTTGCTGAGGACAGCAGCTTCATCCTGGAGCTCAGGCACATGAAGCACAGCTTGGAGATCCTTAACTGGACCGAGTCCTGGCTCCCAGCCGCTTTCGAACAGCTCAGCAGCACGAACATCGGAGAGGACGTGATGCGGATGATTGGTCAGCTGAAGAAGGCGAACGGCACCCTCAAACACAGCGACTGGCTACGGAAGAACTCGAACAAGATGCATGCGGCGCAATTCAAGGGGCTTATTGCGACACTTCGTGAAGCCAAACTGGTGGACTTCGACGGCATCTCCTACTACTTAACCCCGGATGGGTGGAAACGATGACTGGCTGGCAGGAACTGCAGCGGGAGCTGGGATTTATGACTGAGAAGGATATGTTCGTGGAACTGTACGAGAAGAACAGTCTACAAAAGCTGGCCGGGATGCTTGGAGTCTCCCATTACACGCTCCGTAAGAAGCTGGCGGAGCACAACATCAAGATCCGTGGCCGCGGTGGTCCTCACGGAGTCAAACTGGTTGAGGTCACTCCGGCTCTTCTGCTCCGCATTGAAACCGAAGGGGTCAAAGCGGTGGCTCTGGACCTCGGCATCTCCCGCTTCACACTACTCAAACGCAAACGCAAGTACCTCGCCTCCCTCCAACCGACTGAGGCGGAGGTGCAACCCTAATAGGTGACTGGGCCTCCTGTCAGCTGCGGGAGGCCCATCAACTCCCTGGCCGCCCTCTGCCACTCTCCCTGATACGCACTCACACTTGCCCGGCCCATCTTCGTCAGGCCGGCCATACCAGGAATCGTCTGTCCCAGAATCTGCCGCGCCACCCTTGCCGCGAAAATGGGCCGCACCGGGTCGTTCGGCTGCGCACCCGCGAGGTAGCGGAGTTCCTCAGCGAGCTCCATATACGGACCCCCACGGTACCTGAAGCTCTGCCACACACCCCACTTACTCGCATCGGCATCGAAGAGAGTGGTCATCGCGACGTTCATCCCTGCCTGCACCGCCACAATCGAGGCGAGCGCGTTGATCTTGTTCCTGGTCAGCTTCTTCTCCCCGCCCAGAGCCAACTGCCCGAGGTAGTTCCCGTAGGCCATCGGCCACGTACCGTACTGCCCCAACAACCGACCCAAGGAACCATCCAACACCTGAGGGCCATTGCCCCGGTTATACGAGAACTGAGTGTGGTTCTGGAAGTGATCCGACGCGAGATGAGCGGCGGTTTCCAGCTGTCCACTATCAATGTGCTCCTTGATCATCTGGGTGAGCGGACCCTGAGCATGGTCCTGTAAATCGAGCCGGGTCTCCTCCCGGAACTTCTGCCAGCTGATTTTCCCTGCCACGTAGTCCGGCATATGCTCCCGCATCGCCTCCCGCTTCCCGGTATAGGCGATCACCCGGTTCATATCATCCCCGACCTGGAAGGTGTGGGTGCCCCACTTCATGAACTTGTCCATGACCAGGCTGCTGCCGATACCGATCTTCCCCTTCTGCTGCAACATCTCATCCATCACGGACAGAGGCTGCGCCAACGTAGTCCGTCCCGCAATCCCACGCTGAGCCATCTCAGCCTGCAAGTCCTTATCCCTCATCCACTTCGCGGCCTGCTTCAACCCCTTCAACGTGTAATTCCACCCCAACTCGGGAAGCGTGGTTTGCATTGTCTGCATATACTGCTGGATGACGCTGCTGGGGTTCCACGTCAAGTTGGCAGCGTAGCCGAGGCTGGTGATTGAGCCGATGATGTCCACCGCTTCATGGTGCTGCAGCGCCCAATCCTTCCCCACCCTTCCGCCAGTCATCTTCGCCGCAATCGCCGCACCCTTCTCCATCGCCAACTTGATGGTCCTCGCAGCGGTCACCTGGATGTTGTCTGGGGTGTGCATTACCTCGCCGAGGTAGTTGTGGAAGTTGTCCATGATGTCCTGCGGAATCTGCACCGCAGTCCCGGCCTTCTTCATCCGGTCACTCGCCCCGTTAATAGCGGGCGTGAGATGCTTCTCATACGCGAGCATCCGGGCCAGCCGCATACCCAACCGATAGAAGTCCGTCTCCCGCTCATCCAAGTGGAGGGGGCTCTGGGCCTGGATCATCTGCCTCTTCAGAAAGGCCATCACCTTCGGCAGCGCGGGCTTGCTGCCCATATACGCGTAAAAGTCTCCGCCCTTCTTCCTCAGCGCCGCGACATCTTTGAAGCCGGCAGTCACGTCCTCGGGTGTAAAGCCGATCTTACCCATGTACTGCCGCCAGTGCTCGGCTAACTCCTCCGCGACCTTCACGTGGTCCGGCTGCATCTTCGCAGCCATACTCGTCGCCCCCGCCTTGTTGCCGGTGATCATCTCTTCCATCAGTAGCTGCACATCCGTCCGGTCGGCCCGCTTGGTCACCCTCCGATACAAATCGTGCAGCACGTTCTGCATCGGCGCCAATTCGTTGTGCATCGCGTTCCGGCTCTGCTCTACGTCCATGTAGGTGCGGAAGAAGGGGATCCCGGTTTCCCTCTCCAACTTCCTGTACAGCACTTCCCTCGTCTTCACCCACATCCCGACCGTCTCGCTCCACTTCGCCTTCAGTGGAGCGTCCTCCGGCCCCTCCGGTACGGCTTCCATCACCGGTGGCGGCGCATTGCCGTCCACCCCACCAAGATCATGCTCCGGTGGGGTTTGCACTACATCGGCTAGCTCCACACTCTTCTGGGTATCGTGAGGGTCCAAGATCATTGTGTCGGGGGCCTTAGGCCCAGGCAACTGCTCCCGACTGTTCTTCAAGAACGCATGCCGCGTCGGCGCGTCGTACACCCTATACGGCCTCTGCGTCGCGGCGTCCTGGATCACCTGACCCGCCTTCATCAACTCCGCCTGCTGAGTGTTCTTGAAGTACGCGTACAGGATAGCGCTTTCGGTGTCCGGATGAGAGAGGATGTCCAACCCTCCGTCCAACCTGGACAGCTGCTGCAACGCCGTTTCCACATTGCCCGGATTCACCCTCAACAACCGTTGCAGGTCCTCTCCATACCTGGTCAGCAGCTCGGTCACCTTCAGGTGGTTGTAGATGAGGGCCTGTGCTTTCCCTCCTACAACCACTCCCGGCACAGCCTCGGTAGCTTTACCAGTGACCACGGGCTCCCCGCCCACCATCTGCACCTTCTGGCCCTCAGCGACCTGCACCCGCTTCTTCCCGACCACCACGGTGGACTTCTTCCCTCCCTGCGTCCTTCCCAGATCCATCACCCGAAGGGTGCCGTCCGGCAGGCCCAACTTCTTACCCAACTCCCTCACGGCCAGGCCGAGGCCGCTCTGACCTTTCACCTCAGCCTCCAGCTGCTCACTCAACTTCTGCGCCGCGGCCTTCTTCTCCGCGTTCTGCCTCAACAGCGCGGCCCGTTCCTCAGGAGGAGTGCTCTTCAACTTCGCCTTCGCCAGCAGCTCGGGATCTCCCTGCACCGCTACCTTCCGCGCAGCCGTCGCCCGATCCTGCAAGCTCTGCTGGAGGTCCTCAGAGGCGGTCCAAATCTTCACCCCCGCCCGATTGTTATCCACTAGAGTGTTCAGCGCGATGCTCTGCGCCTCCCTCGGCTGGAAGTCCCCGCCATCCAAATCGGCATCGAAGCCCCTGCGCCAGCCCAGCTTCATCACAGCCTCAGCTTCATCCTCCAGCTTCGGCCCTAACTCGTGCATCTCCAGCTTCCCGAGGAAGTTCGCCGCTTCCAACCGCGTCTCGAAAATCCTTTCCGCTCCCGTCACCCCATCCTTCAGAATCGCCCCTTCACCGTGGGGCATCGCTCGATAACCACGAGACACCGCCGCGCTCCGCAATTGGGGAAAGCTGAACAACCCAGGCTCAGCCTCAGCGAGGTCGCCCAGGGTCCAAGTAAACTCTGCGGGGTGCTCCGCACTGTGCACGCTGTCCGACACCAGGACCCTCACCGGCGTGCTCGGGTCTGCGTTCTTGGTCTCCATCAGGATCTTCGCAGCCTTCTGGGCGTCCATCAACGCAGGATCCGTAATGAGCGGGTGTTGGTCGATGCTATAGGTGGGGCCAGCCTCTCCCTGTGCCAACCGTTCCCACTCCTCAGCCAAGTAGTCCGGCGGCGGGGTGGTCAGCTTGGTAGGAGTCTTCTTCGCCGCGCTGATCTCCGCCTCCTCAGCCTCCGCCGTCAATCTCGACGCATCAAGCCGTTCCCGGGGGTGCAAGGGCGTCTCGGTCCGCACGAAGTCTCCCCCGCCACCCGGTACAGTCTGCGTCCCCTCTGTCCGCATACTCCTCGGTACAAAGCCCGCACCAAAGGGCTTCTGCCTCGCCTTGCTCGCGTCGATGATCACTCCGCCGCCTGGCCTCGGACTCCTCGGTCGCTCCTCAGCGGTCGCGCCGATCCTGCCCATATAGGCGTACCGCTCAGCGGGCGTCATATACGGCTTCTCAGGGGTGGTCGGCTGCCGGACCATCGCCCGAATGGTGTCAAGGGGGCCATGACCCATCTCTGGCTGCGGGTCACCGTCCAGATAGGTCATCAACCTCGCGCCCTTTGTAAGGCTCAAGGTGATGCTACCGTCCGGATGAATAAATCCCCGTGGACCATTGCTCAGATCCCCATCCCTGTCCACCGTACCAAACTCTTGGCTTTGGAAATAGTTCTCATGGGGTCCTGCGTCCACCGGTTCCATCAACGCTTCCCGGCTATTCAGCTCCACCTGAAACGCCCTCGGGCTGCCATCACTGTGGGCGGAAAAGCGGACCGGCTCTTTCTTCGCGAACAACCACACACGAGTGTGGTTCTTGCTCACCGTGGACACCTTGCCGGACACCGGATCCCTCACCTGCACGGTTCCCGTGCCCGCTGCTGGGGCGGCAGGTGTTGGTGTACTAGTTGTTGGAGGGCCATACCTTTCAGGGAACGGTTGGCCGGTTGTGAGATCGTACGGGCCTTGCGCAGTTGCCGCGGCGGTGCTGGGTTCCTCTCCCACAACGATGGCGACTCGGCTGGGCTTCCCTGGCTCACTTACCTGCACCTTCGTCCCGGCTTCCGGCACGGTGCCCACCTCGGCAAGACTGCCGCGAGGCGCGGCACCAAGCTTCTCCTCGAACTCGGTCAGCTTCCGGGCGTCCATCTTCCCGTAGCCGGCGTTCTCTCCCCTCAGCCGCCGGACCATCCGACCCCACGCCCCACCATTCGCAACCCGCACATTCGCAAAGGTCACCACCTTGCCTTGCTGTGTCAGGTCCACAACCCGCTGGGCCACGGCGTCGGTCATCCGGGTGAACTTGTTCGGATCCTCTTTGGAGCTGCTAATCCGGAACTTCTCGGCCACCGGCTTCCCGTCCACCAACACATCGAACTCCACCCCGAAGTCCGGCGGCAACGTTTTGTCCACCGTAACGCGGTTCGGCACCACATTGCTCCAGTACTCCGCTACCGACTTCCTCGCCTGGAAGTCGATGGGCGTGTCGCGGAGCGCTGGGTTCTCCTTGCCCGCCTGCACCACGCTCTCCGCAGCCTTGATGTCATGGCCGCCCGCACCGCCACGTACCTGGGTCAGTTTTAGCTCCGTAGCTTCCGCAGTGGTGCCCAGCCGCTTCGCTACATCCTTCGCCAGCGTCTGAGCCTCCCCGCCTAACTCGTTCCGCCACGACTGATGCAAGCCATGCATGCCCAGCGCTTCGAACGCGGCGTTCACTCCTAGATCTCTCACTACTTGCATCCAGCTGCTCTCGCCATCGCGGAGCTGGATCAGGTAGGACTGCGCCATCGTCGCAGCCGTGGAGGCGCCGAGATGCCTGGCGGTGCGATCCATCACGGTCTTCGCCCCCGCAACCTCCGCTAGCGTACCGAAGCCACCGTACAACGCGGCGTTCGCGGGAAGGCTGCCCACCGTCTCTCCGACCATCTCCGGCGCAGTCGCCACGATGTCCGGCACGTTCCGCATCATCTTCTGGGTGAAGTAGTTGAGGCCGGCGAAGCTAGCCGCGGGGCTGTGCAACCCACCGGTCATCCGCAGCACCTGATCCGCTTTCGGCCCAATCATGCCCTGCTTGATCTGCTCGTGCACGCCCTGCAGAGTCTTATCCACCTTCTGGTACATCGGTGTCGCTGCGGCCATCAACTGGGAGGGAGGGAGGAACGGCAGATCGATTCCTCGCTTCCACAGATAATCGCCGAGGCCGCTGGGCAAGTTGAGCAGGCCCTTCACTACGCTCAGGCCCACGCTCTTGGCGAACAGGCTGCCCATCTGCAGCCGGTTCCACTTCTGCGCGTCATCCGGAATGAAGCCGCCGGTTTTCGGTCGCTCTACCGGAGTGCTCTCCGTCAGCAAGCCTTCCAGCGTTTTGCCGGTGTCGAAGGGTTGGGGCTTCTCGTAGGAGTTAAGCAGCCCTTGCAACACCGTGTTTGGATCTTGTCCAGGCATCGGTTACTTCTTTCCCAACAAGGTCATCAACTGGGTGAGCTCGCTTACGGCTTTCGCGGTTGCAACCGGATCCTTACTACCGCTCGCCGTTTGCAACGCTTTCAGTTTCTCCTGCATCTGCGCCTTCCCTGCAGGATCTAACTGGGGCATGAACGCGGCCGCATCCTGTACACTCTTCGTGAAGGCCGCGTCGATCTCCGGTGTCCAAATCGCTGCAGCGCCCGTTTCCGGTGCAGGCGCACCTGCCGCAGTACCCGCAGATGTAACTCCCGGAGTGGTAAACTTAACCTCACCCACTTCCGACGACTGCGGTGTGTACAGCCCAAAGGTAGCCGCGCCGAGGAACTTATCAAACATTGTCGGCGGCACCGTACTCGGCAACTCTATTCCTCTGGCCTTCAGCTTCGCCTTCAACGCCTGAAACGCCGGAGAGTCGTACTTCGTATGCCCCTCCATCGCCGTGCGGGATGTGGGGTACTGCTGCAGGGTCTTCAGGATCAAATCGACCTGCGGATCATCCGCCCTCAGCTTCTCGATCTCCGCCTGCAACTTCTGCACTTGCAAATCGGCAACCTGCAGCTTCAACTGCTGCTCCTTATCCGGAGCCAGCACAATCCCCTCCGGCAACTTACCCGTACGCAAGTACTCGTCGGCGAACTTGAATGCAATCGCGGGGTCCACCCCCGAATTGACCATTGCGTTACCCGCCTGCAAGGTCATCTGCCGCTTATCGGTCTCGTACTTCACCTTGTCGAAGCTGAACATCTTCTCCCGCAGCTCCTGAGCCTTCTGCTCCATCTTCAGCTGGGTCTGGCTCAGCCGCTCTGGCAACTTCTCCGGCACCTGATCGGTTAGGCCCACCAGATACTGGGAGTAGTTCTGCAGCCGTGCAAGATCCGACGGATCAGTAATCGCGGACTTGTCTACCTGTGCGTCGAAGATCTTCCTCGCCTCCGTCTGCTTGTACGCGAGGGTGCCAGGGGTAGCCGCGGCGGTAGTCGCTCCGGTAATCTGCCCACCCTGTACTGCCAACTCCTCACCCGTCGGCAGCTTCCCGAACCGTGCAGCTAACTGTTTCACTACATCATCGGATGAAAGGTCTCCCTTGTTCATCTTCGCCAGGAGCCCCTGGAACTCGGACACGTCGATCTTAGTTCTGGATCCCGCGATGTCGGCTTCCCTTGCCAACCTCGCTGCTTCCAACGGTGCACCAGTAATAGGAGGAAGGCCGCTTAACGAAGTAGGTGCCCTTGGCTTCATCGGTACCGGTACCGCACCCGATTCCGGATCCATCGATGGCAGGCCCACCTGACTCAGCGCTTGAGCCGTCGCCACTTTATCCTCCGCAGCCGCCGCTGCCTTCTTTTCTCTTCGTCCCGTAACGTACTTCTCGAAAGGGCTCTCTCCCCTTCGACGAATCTCCTCTACATGCTTCGGGGATAGAAATTCGGCTATTGCCGGATCATCGATCAACCGGTTGTAGGTTTCCGGATCCTCCGCGCCCAACTTTCCTAACTGGATACGGAGGCTGGTTTGGGCGTCTTTGTGGGCCTGCGCCTTTTCCTCCTGATCCATTTTCCGTTGCTTCGCCGCGATACTGGCCTGCATGAACGCAGTAAGGAAAGAGCCGAACTGCTCCCACCCAGTAGGCTGCAGTACGTTCACTCCAGGTTTTACGACTAGTTTTGGCATGGCGGTTCCTTACGCTAGAGCCAACAACGGAATCAAGCTGCCCGCAGCGCCACCCAGTAGCGCGCCCCAATCTATTCCGCCTTTCACCGTCGGATTGCTCGGCGGGAATCCGGTTGCAAAAGCCAGTGCGTCGTTCATAAACGGGTACTGCTGACTCGTACGCATGAACTCTTGGTACGGCAATAGAGTGTTCTGCATCAACCGTTGTGCGTCCGCAGCACCCGCCCCCATTAGCGACTGCCCAGCTCCCGCAATACCACCCGCGGCGCCGATCTGGTTCTGCAAGGTGCTCTGAATAGTATTGTTGAAGGTGCCCAGTAGGTTGTTCAACATGCTGGCGCCCTGAGCCTGTGTCTGCGCCTGTAACCCCGCCGCACCCAGCTTCCGCTGCGCAGCCGCGTCCATGATGCTCGCCGCAAGCGTGCTCTGCTGCTGGTTGATGTCGGCGATGCCCCGACTGGCGCCCCGAGCCAGGCCCTCATTTATGTCACTACTTCTGCCGAGCCCCCACTGCCCGTACTGCTCCTTGATCTGAGCTAACTGGTCCGCCAGGTCGCCCATCCCCTTCGTCCGAATATCTGCAAGCGCTTGGGTGATATCTGGCGCTCCACCCGTACGCATCATCTCGTTGGTGAAGTCAGTTGTTCCAGTACCTGCTTGCGCCGCAGCACCCCACGCCTGATCCCAGAACGGCGCCAACCGATCACTGGTCCGGCTTGCATCGTTGAACACGTTCTGGTACAGCTGCATCGCCTGCTGCGCCGCACCAGCACCCTGACCAATATACGGACTCTGCGGGATGTTTAGATTTCCACCGTAGGGAGTTGTCGTGTCTTTGAAGTGCTGCAGCAGGAAGTTCTGCAGTTGGTTCCGAATCGGACCGAGGTCCCCCACGAACGCACCGCTGTTCTGCCCCGTGCTACTTGCGCCAGTATTCGCCCCGCCACCCGTGCCCGACCCCGAACTTCCCACGCCCGACGGTGGTCGCGGCTGAGCGGTGCCGGGGTCCGGTGGAAGATTTGGGTCCCTTGGTGCGGTGGGATCGTCTGGACTGGTCCGTGCACCGGACCCAGTTGGCAGCCCCGACCCTGCTCCCGTATAGGTATCAAAGGCGTGTAGCTTCAGCCAGTCGATCTGCTGATCCACAGTACCCTTGATTGGGTACGGATCTACCGGCAACGCCCCGCCCATGAAGTTAGGGTCGATCATGGTGTTGCCGTAGCGGACCATGTTGCTTGGGATCTGTGGAGCCAGTCCCTGTACACGTTGCTGCTGGGCCCACTCCTCCTGGGTGAGAGGGCGCGTTTTCCCACCGCTCGGAATGCCTGGATAGTTCGGAGGAGTGTAAGTGCTCTGCGCGCCTCCACCAGAAGTCACGTTGCGGCTGGCCTGCGCGCTAAGTCCTTGCAGGTTAGGATTGATCTCCGGTGCACCGCTGAAGGTCGCGTTGCTTGCGTTGTTCGGGTCCACCGGAGCAGGCGGATTGATGCTGGTCAGGAACGGGTTCGCCCCGATCAGACTTGTGCCGAAGAAATCATCGAATGTGGCCATGTGATCTCCGCCCGCAGCAGCCCTAACGCGAATGCGTCGACTGGTGCACCGTCAATGAACATCGACCGCCGGAGGGTCCCTTCATGAGTAAACCCTACATGCTTCAAAAACACTTTCACCGGGTTGCTCGGTGTGAAGGCGGCGATCCGCTGCAAGTCGAACAGCTCCGCTGCCGTCTTCAGGACGGCCTGCACAGCAGGCACCCGTCGCTGAGGTAGCTTGCGGTCCCAGAAGATGAGGTTCAGCGTACCGCTAAAGCCCGGTTGAATCACCGTAAGATAGCACAGGCCCACCTGCCCAATCTCTACGAACCACGCATCCCGCCGAGTTGCCAGGTGCATCAGGAACACGTCGCCGGGGTCCTTTGCTACGTTCACGCTGGCATACTTCTGCAACAGCTGAACAACGGCGTCCGGCCCTTCCAGTAGGAGTTCTCGTGGTTCCAGATCCTCCCGTGTCAGAGCTCCGTCGTCGGCGGAGGGACTACGAAGATCACGGCCGATACTCCCGGAGCCGTGCACGTCAGAAATATGTGTGTCGTTGTCCATGCTGTTGTCGGTCCTGAATTCAGCACACCCGCAGTGGGTGGCCGCATCACGATAAACCCCTCGGGAATCACTCCGAGGTTATGTTGCACCGCAAACTCTGTACCTGCGGGATCAGGGGAGGGCCCCGCTACGGCCCACATACCCATTACGTTATCCGCTCCCCCACTATAGCTACCGAAGGTGAGCCGACCGTTGATGATCTGTTCCAGCCGCTGGAGCTGCACTCCGATGTTCTGGTAGATCATGTGCACGTATTCCCGAACCCGTTCCCGATCTTGTGGCGGTTCAGGAGTCAGCAGGTTTAGCTCGGGTCTCACGTGTCACTCTCCCCAGCCTTGTCCAAGGTGAACTCCACCTCAAACTTCGACACCTGAAAGGTGTCCACAGCAGAGTCCTGTGCCATCTTAAACCGAATTCGGTTACCAGTCACCCTCCTGCTCACCGTCAGAGTACGAAACCCTCCAATGCCCACACTCGACATTACGGTGACAGGAAAGATCCAAGTCGTTCCGCCGTCCAGAGAGAAGGAAAACTCTAGGGGAAACTGTTGCCCGATTCCCACATACTCCACCGTAATACTTTCCAACACCAACTTCACGCCAGGATCGTTGAACACCGACTCTGCGGTGAAGTCATGGCTGGTCCAGTACGCAGGAATCGACGCACCATCATCGGACCGTTCAATCGGTGACCATCGGTACACAAATCCGTTCTGACCGCCGGTTACCAACGCGGGGTACAAGCTTTCGATCGCCGCATCATCGAACGCGAAGTTCTGCTCATCGATAAGACCGACCAACTCATCAATCGTCAGCGGATCTTCCAACCGGTAAATCGCCGAGCACCTGTGGCTACTTACTGTCCACTTGTACCAAATCCCCCGGCCCCAGTTGAACACCCACGCATGATCCGGGTAGACACTACCACCACCGACGAGAAACGCGGAGTACTCAGTCGTCGCTGGTAGAACCTCTCCAAACCCTACGTGCACCCTGCTGGGATTCAGTAACCGAAACACCTCATCGCGAACCTGCAAACCAATCTTCTGAGGGTCCAGTCCGGTGAACCCATAGAAATCATCCCCGCCTAGGAAGAAGTGTTGCTGGTTCCACCCCGCAAGGGTTCGCGCACTGTACACACCAATATCGGTCGCCCGCACCTCGTACCGAAATGGCGCCGCCGCATTGGCTTGCTCCAACGCCGCTTCGATGCCCTGTTCGTAGTACAGGATCATCGCCGATCCCAACTTCTTCATGTTCTGGATATGGTAGGGAAACTCGCTCTGATCCCGAAACCCCGCACCTAACCCGTTCCAATCTGTGTGGTTGTCCCTCACCGGCCTTCTATGGCGGTAGGGGAAGTTGACCGTGCCTTCTCGAGTATGCGCGAGGTTCAACCTGCCGTTGAATCTGCACAGATACTTCGCTGCGGGCGCGTTCACGCTGAGGTCGGCATAACTAGCCCCGGCGAAGTCCATCACCTTCACATGGTCCACACCTTGTGAAAACACCACTTTCGCCTGGCTATTTTCCCAGGAGAACAGATTATCACTCGCTCCCGTCAACGCCGGCCCGGTTACCTGAGTCCACACTGCCGGCACAAAGTCATACCGGTAAATCTTGGTCAAGGTAGCCGCGTACAAGTACTGCACCTTGTCTACGTCCTGGGTAGCAAATAGTCCCACCACAGGCTCTCCAAATCCAGCATGATCTCCTGGCATCCTCCGATAGCCCGGCCTCTTGCTCAGCAAACCCTTCACGACCACGCAGTTCTGCATGTCGGGGCTGCTACCAGGAGGCGCATCCCTTGCAGGGTCATAGCTCCACACGCCGTAGATCGGCCTGATCGGCACGGTCTTCCGCGGTGCGTAGTTGGCTTGCTGCAGTCCCTGCCTACCTTGTGGCACCACTATCCTCCGTGCCGATACGTACCAATCACGCTCACACTGGGATTCACCTGCGTACTCGACGCCTCTCGAAACAGGAAGCCATTCACGAAGATCGCCGCATGCAGATAGCCCACGCCAATCGCCGATGCGTCCAGCGATAGGAAGATCTGATCCCTACCCGTCACCGAGATAGTTTGGAAGTACGGCAAATCGGTCACCACCTGCGTCAGTCCGTCCAGTGGGTTGTTAATCCGCAGCACGGCCTTCTGCAGGGTGCCGTCCACCCGGAACTCCACCACATCCGGCTTCACTACAGGCGTGGCTGGTTCTGTGGGTGGCGGAGTAGGAGAGGTAGGCGCGCCGTAGTAATAGGTACGGTCGCACCCGGCGACCGCAAGCAGGAGAACCAGCGCGAGTATTCGGTGCATTATCACGACTCCAGCTCCGCTGACAGGAGCCAATCAACAGCGTCCATCGCTAAATCCGTTTTCCAGATCTGCCATGGAGTCAGGCCCACATACTTCACCAGCAAATCGAGGTCCACTTGTTCCAGCGCGAACAATACCTCGGTGCCGGTATTCAAAAGACGTTCCGGTTCCTGAGTGCCCGGATACAACGTATCTGTCGGTCTAGAACAGGCCCTCATCTCTCTCAGCACTCGCCGTTCCTGCCGCTTCACTTCTAGGGTGCGGGACTCCGCCGGCACCCTCTGTCCCCCCGCGAGGAACCCTTCGTACACAAACGGGAACAACGCATCGGCTTGTGGGATCCTTCGCACAACTCGTTTCACTAGATCCCCCCGAAGCCCAGCGGGTAGAAGTCCACACCCACACTAAGCGTCCCACTGTTCACCGTCGGAGTGACCAGGTACTGTTGGGTGCCGATGATGGGGATGCACAAGGTGGCGTACTTATCAATCACGGTGTTCATTCCCGCCCGGCCTACTAACGTAGTCGGTGTAGCGAAAGCATCGCAGTACACCGAAATCATTCCCTCCCACTGCCCCACCACCGCATCACACCGAACCAGGAGGAACCCATCACAGGGCGCGGTGTACACCGTATTGACGTTCTTCGCACTCCGGCCCATCGCCTGGCTCAGCAAGTAGGTCAGCGTTCGGATCCCACTTACATCTCCAACGTCATTCACCGTAATAGCCGTGGCTTGTACGTTCTTCCCGCCGCCGTCCGACTTAATTAACCGGTCGTCCGCACCGAAATCGGCGGAGCTGTTTACATTCCCGCCGCCGGCACTACCCCCCGGAATACTGCCTACAATTACGTTACCGTTCATGTCGATCTTGAACTTGGTAACGCCATTCACCTTGAGATCCATCAACGCACTATCCACGTGCGCCGACACCAGGTCGATGTTCATCTTGAACCCGGTGCCCACTCCAGAGGTGCCCCACTGTTGAGTGGTATCGAAAATACCTCCCGCCGTTGTTCCAGCTAGAGTGTTCCCTTGCGACATCTTAATCGGAGTCACGTTGACAATCGGAGCCAGGGTGACCTGCCGATGGAAACCGTCCAAGTCTACGGCAACGCCCCACACGTGATCTACAGCCAACCGTTCCCGAAGATCCCGCTTCAGGTCCCGGATGATGTTATCGATAGTGCTCGCCAGTTCGCTGCCGAGCGGCTTTGTTTCATCCCATGCAATAGTAGCAGGCACAATCCGCTCCTATCTATGGTTGAGAATTGGCGTGTTCAGTGGTCCTAGCCACCCGAGTGCGCCGAGCACCCACAACACGGCTACCACCACAACGACCCACGTGATGATGGGCTTGATTGAAGCGTCCACGAATGGCGCCGCTTTCACAGCCCACAGCAGAAAGCCGATCACGAGGAGGAAGACGACTAGCTGTAGAAACGTCACAGGTCACCTCATCCGAACGCGCACACCCTTACGGCGGTCGTTCCGTTCATGTTCGTACACCGGCAGTTTCATCGTCGCAGCGTAGTTCCTGAACTCGGTCTCCTGAATGTGGGCCATCTCTTGATTGCCCACTGTCTCCAGCGCCAACTTCGCGGCCCGCATCGGCACCAGCACATCGAAGATCCTGTTGAACACCGGCGCACTGGTATCCGTCAACTCTTGCACCGTCTTCTGATACCAAATCTTCACAGCCACCGCGTCGTTGGCCAGCCGATTGAAGATGAACCGGCTGCCCCACCAGTAGTACTCGGTGAGGTCTCCCAACACCTTTCCCGTCGCCTCGATCTTCACGTAGCTGGAATAATCGATGGCGCGGCTGTGCTTCACATCCTGCACGAACATCGGCCACCAAATATCACCCGCAGTAGGAACCAACTCCGGGCTGCCCAGGCCCACCAACTCAATCGTGGTCCCTTGCAGCTCCGGATGGACAAACTCGTTGGCGATCATCAAGTAGGCGTCGTTGATGAACTGCGCCCGCATCGCCGGCGTCACGTCATCGCGGTTGGAGATCCGCAAGAGGAGCTCGGCATCGAAGTCCGCAAACACCCGTCTAGACATCGTCCCAATCCTCCGTCTCCGGCGACTCCGGCACTTCTTCGTACGGCACTTCCAACTTCCCTCGATAGTGCTCGTATCCGTACTCATCCCGGCAATTCCG